CGAACTTGTGGCGGGCCAGCTGCTTCCGCCGCACCAATTGACGCACCCCCGCCGTGCTCATTCCGAGCTTCTTCGCGGCCTCTTCGACCGTGATCCAGTTCCCGACGGGTGCCGGTAGGCCCATTCGCTTCATACCCCCGGAATACCAACGGGTCGGGGCGTGGGCAACACACCTCGACCAATTGGACCCCCGAGCCAACCCTGCGTAGGGTTGGCCGGGGGGACGTTCGAACGGAGAGGGCTCCGATCGATCGGCGGGGATTGTACGTTTGAACACTAGTGGTACCTTCGGCTCACCGTCGGTGGGACCGGCTGGTTCGGCATGGATGCCGCCACAATGGAGGCCATCCGATGACCCTGCGTCAACTGCTGACAGATCGATACGCTCCCGTGAAGGGGCTCAGCGACCGGACGGTCGCGATCTACTCCTCGACGATCGATCGCTTCGCCGATTATCTGCGGCGGGAGCCCGAGGTCGCGGACCTCGAGGAGGACGTAATCGCGTCCTTCCTGGTCTGGCGTGGAAGGACCGTCCACAGCGTCACGCGAGGTCTGCCCTCACCGGGAACGGTGGCGAAGGACAGGACGCAGCTACTTTGCTTGGCCTTATACGGGTTTCGGAAACGGCTCATTCCGGAGTTTCCGATCGTGAAGCCCGTGAAGAAGTCGCAGCGGCTTCCGCGCGGCTTCACCGCCCCCGAGGTGGCCCGGCTCATCGTCGCGGCCAGGAAGCGGGAGCGGACCCTCTCGGGCCTGCCGGCGGGCTGGTGGTGGTCAACGTTGATCTACTCCGCCTGGTGCACCGGCGCGCGGATCGGCGAGCTCCTGGCCCTTCGGTGGAAGGACGTCCGGGGGGAAGAGATCGTCTTCCTCGCGGGGACTCGGAAGGGGCACACCAGGGACATCGCGAGACGGATCACGCCAGACCTCGCGGCCGAGCTCGAGCAGTTCCGCCGCGGCCCAGACGATCTGGTCTGGCCATGGCCCCACCGGCCGACGTCGATATACCACTCGATGCGGATCCTGTGCGATCAGGCCGGCGTCCCGCAGCGGCGGTTTCATGCCCTGCGGAAAGCCTCGGCCTCCTACGTTGCCGCCGCTGGCGGGGATGCCGTGTCGCACCTCGACCACTCGGACGCGAACATTACGCGAGACCACTACCTCGACGATCGGATCGTCGGGAAGGCCGCGGGGGTGGATTTCCTGCCGGCCCTCGACCTCGGCGAGGAAGCGGAGTTTGTCCCGGACGAAGTTGGTCCAGGTGGGCCGGTGGGGTGATCACTCCACCTTCGCCCAGGTGGCGGCCACGCGCTCCCGCAGCTGGTCGACCGTGCCGGAATTGCTCACGAGCCGGTCGATCGACTTGAGCGGGAGCCCCGACTCCGAAGCGTGGGCCGCGACGGGGGCCACCCCAGGCCGGTGGACGAGCCAGACCTCCCCGCCCTCGTCGTGGATCTGGCGGGCCTCATTCGAGAACCGGACGTCGGGGACGACGATGATCCGGTGACCGGCCGCGGTGGCCTGCTCCCATCTCCAGAAGGCCACACGGAGCCAGACGTCCGGGCAGACCATCTTCCGGCCCCACTCCGTCCCGAGGCTCTGGAGGAGTTGCCGGGGGGATACCCCGACATCGGCGAGCGGGAGCTCCTTCGACGAGCGGTCCCGGAGGACTCCCTCGGGGATGCCCAACATCGCAGCGAGTCCCTGGTAGAGCGGGTCGGCGAACGCGATCCGGTGGGCCCCGGGGATCATGCTGGCCACGAGATCCTTCCCGGCCCCGGCTGGCCCGGTCAGGCCGATGATTTTCCGGGGGCGGGCCGTGGCCCGAACGTGTCGCACCAGCCGCCGGGCATCGGCGGCGATCGCCCCCGATGTCCCGGTCCAACAGTTGGCCGAGCCGGCGAGCCGGGCGCGGCGGTCGATGTCCTCGATCTCGGTGTCGGTCAGTTCCATCCCACCACGCTCCCGCGCCCCTCGCGAGGGTCAAGCCCCGTCGGCCACGAGCATCCCGGCGAGCCCGCCGCCTGGCCGGTAGAGGAACGTCTCCATCGCCTGTCGGCTTCCGATCCAGCCCTCCTGGGCGTGCCAGTCGTCCGGGGGACACAGGGCCGGGGCGGTCCTCACGACCACCCCGTCGACCGTGTCGATCCCGTCGGAGTCGACGACGCGGCGGATCTTCGCGGCCTGCTTGTGGAGGTGGCCCGTGTGGATCTCCCGACATGGGCACCGGGCCCACGCTTCCCGGGACTCCAGGGCCATGAGGCTCGGGAGCCGTCCCCGGGCCTTGTCCCCGTGAGCGAAGCCCAGGAGGTTGCCGTCGTGCTCGAGATATTGCCGGTGCGTGTAGACGTTGTGGACAGTCACCCGGCGATCCCGAGCGAAGTGGGTCCGCAGCAGGAGCCGGAACCATGCCGTCATGGTTTCATCATGGTTGCCCGGCACGATCACGCAGTCGGTCGGGGCGGTCTCGGCGGATCGCTCGACCAGGGCGACGAGCGCCGCCGAGCCGGTCTCGATCATCCGCTCGAGTCGTCCGTCTCGCTCGAGTTGCGTTCCCCTGGTCGTGGTCGCGGAGGGGGTGTCGTAGTGGAAGAGATCCCCGAGGAAGGCGATCGTCCGACGACCAGGGCGGTGAGCGTCCCCGGCGTCGAGGAGCCCGAGCCCGGCGGAGCGGACCAGCCGATCGGCGTGGTCGATGTCGTAGTCGTCGCCCCCGGTGGTTCGCGACCATGCGTACTTCGCGAAGTGGGTGTCGGCGACCACGAGAACTTGCCATGGCCCGCGGCGAGCCTTCGCGGCCTTCGCCTTGGGTCGCCCGATGCTCCCCGCCTTCGCGGCCCCGGCGATCATCGCGGCGACGAGCTCGGCCACCGCGGGCCCACCGCGGGGGCGGAGCCGGACGAACACCCGATGGAGGACCGTCACCACCGGCTTCCCGGTGTCGCGGTCGACGGTGGCCACCTCCCACTTCGTGGCCTCGCTCTGGGCCACCTCGAAGCGGGTCATGTCGGCTTCGATGTGGAGAAGCAGATCCTCGACGGTGCGGATCGTCCTGGACGTCGAGCGGTACTCGAGGTCAGCCCCGTCCGTCCGCTTCGTGATCTGCTCCGCGTCTTCGGCGGGCTTCGTTGCCGCGGCGACGGACTCGGTGACGGCGTGTCTCAGGCCTTGTCGCTTAACCATGCGATGACCCCCTGGTGCCGGACGTCAGAGAGACTGCGGGCGTGGAGGTGCTCGACGATCGCCCTGGCAACGGCGCTTTTGTTATTCGGGAGACGACCGCTCCAGAAGTCGTCGCGGACAGCCTTGAGCTCCTCGAGCACATCGGCCGGCAGGGACTCCCACCAGCGGACCCCGCGCCTCTGGACCGTGGGGATCGAGGCCCGTATCGCGTCAGCCAGGCTCAACGCTTCCGCTTTCGGCATCGCTTCTCCCTCTCTGGTTCCGCGGGCTCGTCGGGCTTCGGCTTCGACCGTCGACCGAACTCGATCAGCTGGGATTCCTCGGCCTCGGCCTGGCCGGTGATGTCGTCCTCGTCAAGGCCCGACCATGTCTGGCCCGGCCTCTTTTTGCCCCGAGCCTTGGACATGGGCAACCTCACGAGCCAATGGCAAACCTCGAAAAGGCATTGATCCACCGCTCGATCTTGTCCACCGCGAGGGCCCCGGCTCTGTTCATCCACTTCCGCCGACTGGCACAGCCGCAGTCGGCCCCACCTAGCCAGGACGATACGCGGGCCTCGGTGATCCCGACGGTCGTCAGGAGCCACGCCAGCGCGTCCCCGAGCATCGGCCGGGGCAGGTAGATCCGTGTCGCCGTACATTCCCGATAGGTGGGGAGACGGAGGGCGACATGGCCGCAGGCACGACAGGTGAGGTCGTCGGGGGAGTAGTCACAGAGCATCAGACAACCTCAATTTTAGCGAGGCAGCCTGTATTGCGACTCGCCGACAAAACGCTCCCTGTCGTACAGGATTGATTCGTCCACAAGTAAACAGATGATGCGATAAGTAACCCGGACGGGTTGCATTTCTGCTCGGTGACAACAACGCTCGGAATTGGGTCGGGATCTACAAAAAACATCTGCACCGAGCCCGTAGATCCGACGTTACACGTCTCAACACCGGGGTGCCCGCTGCATGTTTGTGTGCGGAATTGACCGGAAAGAGTTGTCCTAGAGAGTAACTCAAGCCTGTACCCAGGAAACGACTCTGTCGTGTAAGGAGGGTATCTGTCTGACAACCTCGGCCGCAGGGAGATAAGCCTGTAGTCTCCCGTGTTGCAAGTCTCTCCGGCCTCAATTGCCCATTCACAACTAGCAGACGGGCCGAGGTTAATCCTGCTCAGATTCAGGACATAGTCCGCGTTCATGCTGTCGCATGAAAACGTTGACGTTGTCTTTATGTACGGAGATGTCGTGCTTGAGCGTTCCACATGCGATGATGTAGAAGGGCCGACGTTGGTGTATCGGACTGTCACGCTTGACGACAGCGTTCCTGTGCAACACATGCGGCCCGCTGCGTCCTGGCCTTCGGCGTACCCCGTGGCGAACGTCCCGCATTGCGTGCACCCGCTCCCGCAACACGGGCACCCAGGCAGCAACAGCCCCAGCGGATACATGAGCGCCGCGAACACGAACACGCCCCACAGGGGCAACGCGGCAGGGTTGGCGGCGATCTCGGCGAACATCACGAGCACTCCGCCGAGACGAGATACCAGACTCCGCCCTGGTTCGGGCCGGCGAGCATGACCCATTTATTCGTCGCCACCGCGGCGAACTTGTTCATCCCAACGACGGAAAAACCTGTCGCCGTTTCCGACCCCGCCTCCCCGGAATAGACCGGGATGGTCTGGGTCGCGCCCTTGGCCCAGGCCGCGACGGTCTTCCCGAGGATCACCGGCGGATCGTCGCCCGTCTGGTAGGTCGGTGGGTGAGGAGTCCCGCCTCGGCCGCTGTTCTCGACGACGCGGACGGCCCCGAAGATCCGGGCCCAGCCCTCGCGGGATGTTGTGGTGATCTGGCGCGTCATGAAGGCTCCCCGAACTGGGTCGCGAAGACGGCCTTCGGATACGGGTCGAAGTCGAGGGCCACCGGCGGAGTCCCAGGCGAGAGGGCCACGCCGTTGGCCAGGGCCACGGGTTGCCGGACGGGCTTCCCGTCGACCCCGAGGATCGTGGCCCGGCTGGTGCCAGTTCCGGACGGCACTCCCGAGGAGTTGACCCTCTGGGAAAACCCCATATCCCAGGGCTTCTCGTGCCAGGTGTCCTCGCGGTAATCGATGTCGAACGACACCTCCCAGTAACGGGCCGCGGTCTGGACCGCCCCGGCTTGGGTCACGATCACCTTCTTCACCATCGACGCCACCGAACACTTCCAGGTGTCGGCGAGCCCGTAGGCCGAGATGGTTGGCCAGGTGTCGGAGTTGGTCCGGTTGTTGACGACCTTGATCTGAGCGAGAGCGAGGGCCAGCGTGGAATAGGACCGGACAAGGTTCCACCCGAGGAAGTTGAGCTCCCGTTCCATGCCCTCGAGCGGATCGCCGGCGGAGTTTTTGAGAACGTTCCCGTCCTTGTCCTTGAAGAAGGGGAGGCTTTGTGTCGTCCCCTTCGCGCTCCAGACGTCGAGCGGGAGCCCGTTGGCCGGGTTCACTTCGACGATCGGGACGAAGTACTGGATCGTCACATGCCACAGGAGCCCTGTACCGTCGACCGCGGCGTAGTTCCACCGCATCGCCTTACAGCTGCCGAACGTGGGGTGAGCGTCCCCGTAGGCCACCGCGGGGGCGGTCAGGATGGCGATGATACTCGTCGTCGGCGGCGGAGCGTCGACCCGGACTTCCCATGTCTCGTCGAGGATATGGGACTCGCGGAAGGCTCCGTTTCCGGTGGCCTTGCTGGGCTTGTATTTGGTGGAAACCACAGCCATCGGATCACCTCGCGAAGTCGAGCTCGAGGACGTCGACACCCATGTCGGAGGTGTTCTCGACGATGGTCTCCAGGGCGTCGAGTTGCCGCTCCTGGACGTCGTCACCGCCGCCCCGCATCAGTCGAAACATCTCGGAGATGCCTTCCTTTGAGCGGCTGTCGACGGCGGTCAACTTCTGGCCGGCAGCGGCACCGAGGGCACCGCCGACCGGATCCACCGTCGTCCGCTTCGTCTCGTCGATGCCGCCGGCAGCGGTTCGGGCCTTGGCGACGGCGGCGTCGATCGCGGCCGTGAGCGGACCCGCGGCGGCCTGCCCGATCTCACGGCCGGGGGCGGTGGCCGCGTCCAGGTTCGACATCGCGGCGGCGAAGTTGGCCTTCGCCCCCTTGGCCAATTCGTCGTTGAACCCGGTGGCCGCCGCGGTCGCTGAGTCGAGGAGCGACGACGACAGCCCGAAGGCACCGGCGATGGCCTTGGCCGCGACCAGGAGCCCTTCGATCGGGCCGGTGATGCCCATCACGAAACTCTGAAAGACCCCGGCGAGGCCCCGGCCGATGGCCGCAAACACCGACGCCACCCGGGAGCCGATGTCGAAGACCCCCGACCAGTAGTCCCCGACCGCCGCGAAGGCTTCCATCACGCCACCCGAGCCGACGATGAATCCGTCGACCACACCGGCGAAGGCTCGCGCCCCGGAGAGGATCCCCTCGCCGATCGTCTGGCCGATGTTGGCCCCTCCCATGGAGCCGACCAACTCCGTGAACGTCGTCATGACCTCGGCCACCGCCGGCGAGAGATACGCGACCACCTGTTGAACGATGCCCTGGACGGCCTTCCCCGCCCCCTCGAAGGAGTCCTTCATCCCCTGGACGTTGTTGGTCTGGTCCTGGGTGAGGGCCAGCCCGAGGGCCCGGGCCCGCTCCTCGGCGGCGGCGATCGCCCCGGCCCCCTGGTTGAAGAGGGGGAGGAGCTCGGCCCCGGACTTGCCGAAGATCTTCACCGCTGCCGCGGCCCGTTCGGCTTGGGTCGGCAGGGCCGCGATCGCATCGGCGACGAGACGGAACCGATCCGCCGCCGTGGTGCCCTGGAGATCGTCGACAGAGACCCCAAGGCCCGCGAAGGCCGCCTTCGCTTCCTTCGACCCCCGGGCTGCCTTCACGAACGCGACGTCGAGCCGGGTAGCCCCGGCGGCGATCTGCTCGAAGGAGATGTCATCCTCGACGATCCGGAGGGCTTGGAGCTCACCGTAGGTCATGCCGATCCGGGCCGCGAGCTTCGACGTCTGGTCGATCGCCTCGGCCTCGGCGTTGCCAAACGCGAGCAGGGACCGGGCGGCGTTCGTCGCCGCGCTCGCGATGCTGCCGATCAACTGGGCCGCGTTGATCGCAACCAAGGCCGATAGCTTCCCGCTCGCCTTGCCGACCGCGTCCTCGAGCTTGTTCGTTTCCGCTGCCGCCTTGGTCGTCGTGGCTGTCTCCTGGCGGAGCTCGTCGTCGGCCTTGTCGACGGCGCGGGCATAGGTCTGGTGGTCGATCGCCCCCATGACCAGGAGACCGTTCAATCGGGTCACCTCGGCCGCGTGTCGTTCCTCGGCGGTAGCCACTGACCGAGCAACGATCGCCCCCTCTCGCATCGCGTCGGAGAGCCTTCGCTCCGCCTCTGCCGCGGCTTCCGTCTTCTCCGACTCCAGAGCATCCGCCGCCCGCTTGGCCGCCTGCTCGGCCTCGCGCGTGGCTTCCTCGCGCGCCCGGGTGTATCCGGTGGCATCGTCAAGCGTCTGGTTCAACTTTTCGACGGCCCGGCGATAGGTCTCCTGGGAGATCGCACCAGCCGACAAGAGTTGCTCGGCCTCGGCGAGGGACTCGTCGTATCTCTCGAAAGCGTTTTGGCTTTCGCGGGTCACGGCGGCCCCACGTTGCATCAATCCCGACTGCTCGGCCGCGATGTCGTTGATACGGGCGAGACTCGCGGCGTATTCGTCTGCGGTGATCGTCCCGGCTTGGAGTTGCTTCGCGAGCCCCTCCATCCGACCCCGGAGGAGCCGAAGCGTCTTTTCCGACTTCTCGGCCGCCGGGCCGAGCTTGTCGATCCCGCCAGCGGAAACACCCTGGAGGACGGCCATCGAGGATCCGAGGCCGCGAACGTCGACTCCGAGCTTTTTGAGCGCCGCACCGGCGGCCCCGGTGGCCTGGACAAGCCCACCGGCGGAGGCGGTGAAGATCGCGCGAACACTGCCGATAGCTGCGCTCATCGGATCACCCCTTGCCGCCTCATCTGGTCCGCGAACTGTGGGACGGTCGCCAAGACCGCCGCCATTTCTTCGTCGCTCTGGACGTCCTCATCGACCCGATAGTTCGGGAGGAACATGTCCTCCATGTTGTCGTTGACCTTGCCGATCGCGCTTGCCACCGTCACGGCCGTCCGGGCCGCCTGCCGCCAGTGTTCCCCGAATGGTTCAACGTGCCAGAAGGCCAGCCAGCCGACGATCTCATCGATATCGATCTCCTCGACGAACCTCCGGAAGTCGGGCCGATTACATTCCAGGGCCAGCCGACGGACGAACCGCTCCAGCGGCTGGCCTTCTATTCCCCCTTGGCCACCTCGACGCGTTGATCGTCGACAGCGAGGACCGTCTCCCACGCCTTCGCGTAAAGGCCCGCGACGATCGCCGGCGAAGCCTGAAGGAGGAGGGCGATATCCCCGTCTGGGAACAGCCGGTTCCCGGCTTCGTCGACCAGGAGGATGGCGACTGCCTTGGCCGCGGCCTCGGCCGCGACTGGCTTCGTCTCGCCGTGCCGGGCGACGATGCCACGCCACTCAGCGAACGTGGGATGACGGAGCCGGGCGGTCTGTCCGCAGACCTCCACCTCCACCGCTTCGCGCCGAGGGCCAGCCAAAATCGAATCACGAGTGAGCATTTCAGGTTCCGTCAAAGGTGAACTGGGCCACTCCACGAACCTTGTCGCGGATCTGGCCGGTGAACTCGAGGTTGGTCATCAGCGCCGAGCCACTGACCGAGAAGGCATGACAACTGGCCGCGAGAGTCGCGCGCCGGCCGCGGTCGGAGGGACCGAGCGACGAGGGGTTCCCGAGGAACTCCACCTCGAGCGTGATCGGATCGACGGCGGTGATGTCCACTTGCCGGACGATCCGGCTGTTCGCACCCGACCCGAGGATCGTGGCCCCGGCCGCGGTGACGTCGACCACTTGGCCACCGGGGAGAGCGCAGCGAAACCGCTGGATCTTCCCGAGGTTTACCCCTCCGAATGAGACCGCGAAGCCCTGCGCGCTTGCCATGTCGCCCCCATGATCACGGGGACGGCGGAACGACGGTCGTCATGCGGAAGGACGCGGTGAACTGGATCTTCCCCTTCACCTCGCCGGAGATCTCGTAGTCGGTGCAGATCGCGTAGCCCGAGATCCCAAACTTCGCGCAGGTGATCGCCCCCGACGCGTCTTGTCCCGGCGCGGGCATGTCGTACCCCTCGACGGTGATCACATCGCCGTCGTTGAGCGGGGCCGGTTCGTAGACCGCGTCCGACCCCTCGGCGAGGTCGAGCGTCGAGACCTCGATCTCCTGGGTCGTGCGCTTGCGGGTGATCTTCCGGACCTTGAAGCTGGTCCCGGCGAAGGTGAACGTCGTACCCTGTGCGGACGGGAGGGCGGAAGGTGGCATGGGTCACTCGTTCCAGAAGATTTGGTAGGTCTGTTCGACGACGTAAGTGGTGGCCGATCGGCCCTCAAACTGAATCGGGGGGCCGTCCCGCTCGTCCGTCAACTGGACGCGGTCGATGGTGGCACCGTTGGCGGTGCCGGTGAAGTTGTTCAAAGCTGCGCGAACGGAGTCCGCCAGGGCCTTTCCGGCGAGGTAACCGTCGGAATAGATCTCGACGGTAAACGTCCCCGAGACAGCCCCCGTCGTGCCGTTCTCGAGGTCGAGATCGCGCTCGGAGTTGTCCCTCGCGAAACACGCGAACGGGGGCTCCTTCTTGTCGGGGCTGGTCACCGGATAGATGTCGATCCCGGCCGCGGCGGCGGCTGCGTAGATCCACGCCTCTGGGGAGCCGTTGTTCGCTGGCATCAGTAGCCCCTATAGCGCCCACGGCCCTGCTCACGGGCGAGCTCGGCGGCGGCCCGTTCCAGGCTCACCCCCATCTCTTTCGTGATGTTCGACAGGATCGTTGACTGGTTGGCGGCGATCGTGTCGCGAAGCATCCGGCGAGCCGGCATTGATCCGCGTCGGCCTCGTCTCTTTGTGAATCGCTCGACGGTCCCATCCTCGACGATTGCGGAGTGGTTGCCCTTTTTCCCGTCGCTCCCGCCGCGACCATATCCGACGACGCCGACCACCCGTTGAGTCTGGGTCTTCCCATAGGTGCGGATGATCGTCTTCACGCTCCGACGAAGCCCTCCGGTACGGACGGGAGTCGCGGCGCGAAGCGCCGGGTGGAATGGCTTGATCCCACGCCGGAGGGCCTTTTGCATGTGCCGGACACCGAGCCGGCCGGGGAGACTGTTGAATGCGCGGACGAGGGAATCGATCTCCGTCCGTGGCCCGTCGAGTCGGTAATCGCGGTCCCAGCGGAACACCTCGGTCATGCCGTCTTCTCCGATGCGATGATCGTCTGTTCGTCGCGCTCGTCGGCCACCACTGAGGTCGGATAGAGAATCCGATTCCCCCCGGACTCCCAGACGATCCGACAGGTTCCGTCCAGGCCATCGACGAACGGGATCACGATCTCGAAGGTCGACTGACCGACCGTCTGCTTTCGCTCGGTCGTCTCCCCGTAGCTGGTCTGCTTGATCGACCCGCGGCGGCGGGTGAGCTTCGACCACGACTGGATCGCCTCACCGACGGCATTGCGCGAGACGGTGGCGGTCTCGATGCGGAAACTGTGGGTCCGGGTTCCCGCTGGCTGGAGCGCCATCAGTAGGCTCCCGTAATCGAGATCGAGGCCAGTAGGGTCTCGAAGCCCATCGGGAGCTCGGTGGCGATCGTGCCGGTCAACACCCCCTCGCGGTGTTTGAAGCCGTGGGCGACGTAAAGCAGGATCGCGGACTCGGCCGCGGGCTCGATCCGGCCGCCAGCGGGGGGCCCGGCCCAAAACGTGACCACGAGCGGGGTGTCGTCGTCGAACGTCGGCCAGGTCGTGAACCGGATCACCGCCGGGGTCGAGTCGGCATCGACGGAGTAGGTGGCAGAACTGACCGTCACCCCACCCACAGTGATCACCAGCGGATGGGTGCCGTCCACCAGGAGCGGAGGGACCGGAATCCGGAGCTCGTCCCGGTGGTGGTAATGCTGGTGGTAGAGGCCGTGGTGGTGGTTGTGGTTGTCGAGGTCACCGACGAACGTGGCGCGGAACTGCCGGGTCGCCAGCGTCGTCCCGAGCCGTTGCTCCACCAGCCGCCGGCCGGTCGACACCAGCCGCAACAGGAGGGCATCGTCGTCGATCTGCTCCGGGAGCAGGCCCACCTGGCCCTTCGCTGCCGCGAGAGAGACAGGCTCGACTTCGGCCTCGGTGAGTTGCTTGAGAGAGCGGACCTTGAGCATCGCCCCTCCGATCACTTTGCGGCGCGTTGGACGTTCTTCGGCTTCGGGGCATCGGCCCGCTCGATGACGGGCTCGGCAACGGGCTCGGGGGCGGCGATGAACGTGGCCAGGCCGCAGTCGACGAGGTGGCGGGCCATCCCCTCGGGGAACGACACCACGGCACCGGTTTGGTGATCGCCCCACTCGGAGCGGAACTTGATCGAGACGGAAGGCATGGACATCGGGGGCTCCTGAAGAAAAACGGCCGGGCGAGGTTGGTTCCTCGCCCGGCCGCGGAGAGTCACGGGCGGATGA